AAAATAAAACTGGGTTTACTGTAGATCAAGTAGGTAGTGAAGCCCAGCGTAAGCGATATTTCAGCTACGGCGCCGCCCGCCCCGCCCCAATGCAAGAACAGTCAAAGCCAGGAGCAATAAAAAAGAAAGTGAAAGGTATAAAAAGTGCCCGAGCTAACGCAGGACTTATTGGAAGTGCTATGAAAGGACTCATGACACCCGGTTATCAGGATCCTGATACACCTCCACCAGCAAGATCCTCCGGTGGTTATTGAAAGGTAATCTATGATCCGTTTTAAACAGTTTATAAAAGAATCAATGGACACTATCTTTCCTTATGAAAGGGTAAGAGACGACGTACAAACTGTAGAACATGAGTCCGGACCTCCCAGTAAGATTCGTCACATACACCATGAAATCACACTTCCGGACGAAAGTAAAATTAGAGTAGAAAAGAGAATCGAACCAAATCATTATCAAGGTGGAGAACCAGAATTAAACGTAAAGTTTTTTGCCGGCGATTCTCAAAAACTAACGGGTAGGGGAGAACATCAATTTGGTATCCTGAATACTGTTAGACAGATAACAAAAGAAACCGCAGAGGAAACTGGCGTAAAAGCTGTTAAGTTTGCCTATGGCGACGATCCTGGATCTAGGGATCGTGAACGCAGACACAGTGTCTATGGAAGAATGGCAGCGAGGGTGGGTAAGGAACTTCCTCCTATTGATAGATTGCAAAGAATCAAAGTCTAAATTTCTTTCTTGACACGGTCTGAAGTGTAATGTAAAATCATCATGTCCTGAGTTCATAAGGCCTATTAAGTATCAAATCGTTCTATTCTTCTCGGGCCTTCATCATGACTCAATAGACTCTTGAATGCAGGATGATTCTGTATAATCTTTTTCGCACCAGTTTGTCTTATACCAATATGCCATGGTTCACCTTCTACTGGACGAAGGAATGATCCAGATGCGAATTTAGTGCCTTTGATTGGTTTGTGATCACCATCTACTTCTGCACCGTGAGTTTCCATGTGATGATATGCCCGTGTGCTCGTACCAAACATTTTCTCGTGGACATCATGATGAACCGTATCTGTATCGTGCCATACGTGTAACTTCTTTTTCTTGATAAACCAGCGTACTCCTCCACCACCTGCACCATGACCCTTATTGTCTGCTATATTGAGAAGACCATGTATTTGATTGGATGATGGGTTTTCGAGAACAGACACTGTTCTATCAGGTACGTATCCATGTCCCCTAAAATCTAACTTATCAGCTTCAGATAAAAATTGTCTAAATCGTTTCATAATTGGAATCCGTTTACTATCGTGCTAATATATCTATATACTTTACCAAGGGGATAATTTTTATGAAAAGCTTTAATAGATTTCTAAATGAAGGTATTAAAAAACGTGGTGATAAGTTTGTCGTCACAGATTCTTCTGGTGATAAAGTTCTTGGAACACATGGTAGCAGAAAAAAGGCACTAAAGCAACTAGCCGCTGTTGAAATTTCTAAGAAGAGATTAACAGAACAACGAGGTGCTATGCTTGCAGGTGTCCTTGCTGCTACTCCATTAATAGCTGGTGTTGCACATGCACAACACACTGTCAAGCGTGGTGATACCCTTTCTGCAATGGCACAGAAGCACGGAACAACTGTTGCAGATCTTGCTACACATAATAAGATTGTAAATCCAAATAAAATTAAAATCGGACAGCAGATAAACTTTCCCGATAAAAAGAAAACTTCTGCTCCTAAAGCTACACCTAAAGTTGCTCCTAAACCTGCTGTCACTGGTACAGATAGTTTTGCAAAGGATCTAGCTCCTCATGAAGGATATAGATCACATGTATATAAAGATCATAAAGGCAATCCTACTATAGGAATAGGACACATGTTTGGTCCTGACTCCAAGAAGAGATTCGAATCTGCAGGGTTAGGTTCAAAATATGAAGGCTGTGTTGGTGGAAAATGTGGTCTTAGTAGAAGCGAATCAACTAAACTTTTATCTCAAGATATAAATGATATTTATTTACCAAGAACAAAAAAACTTATTACTAACTTTGATACATTAAATCCAGAAGCTCAGAGTGCTGCGGTTGGTTCTGTGTATAGAGGTGGACTTTCTGGAAGTCCAAAAACAGTTTCTTTAATTAATCAGGGAAAGTTTAAAGAAGCAGGTAAAGAATTTATTGATAACAAAGAATATAGAGAATCTAAAAAAGCAGGAACTGGTGTATATAAGAGAATGGATTCTTATGCAACAGCATTCAGTGGGGCAACACTAAGACCGAGTAAATGATATATATCTACACCTAGAAAGGAATTTACCTATGGCGCTCAATACAAACGAACAAATCAATCTTGCAGAGGCTGCAATTGCAGTACAGAATCAAAGAAATAATGTAGAACAGCCTGAAGCAGAACTTAGCGAGAGTGATATGATTGCTCTTTCTTTTATCCAGTCTGCCTTGGGTGAAGATATGCTCAGTGAAGCAACAGAAGAACAGTATGGAGAAGCAATAGCAGAACTCGTAGAATCACTCAACGTAACTTGCCATGCTGTAAACGAGTATTTCAATCTTTACGAAGACTGATTTAAACTATAAAGATAGTTTTTAAATTTGTTATCATCAAGATCTGAATTGAAAAACTTTCCTACTTTGTAGGAGAGTTTTTTATTTTCTGACATTTCTTTTTCTACCGTCTCTGTAATTTGAATTTGATTGGTAGGAAATCCATATGCTTCTAGTGCAACAGTAAAGTCATAATTACCATTACCATATCCTTTAAGTCTTGGTCTACAAAAAACAGTTGATGGTACGAATAAAGGTATTCTTATTTGTCCATTTGAGATATCTGCTATGGGATCCCTGTCTCCTAGCCGATAAAATCCAAAGTTTTTTATTTGAACGTAGTCTGCACCTTTAGTTGCATAGTATGATTGAACAGCATTTTTTAGTAAAATTAAATTCGAGAAGGGATATTCCTCTTCTCCTATAAAATGCACATTATTTTCGGATCTTTTTATAGCTTCTCTATCGTTGATCAAACCGATTCTTGGATTTTCTCCTAGAAAAGCTCTTTCTTGTGCTGCTAATCTTGCAGCTTCTTTTTTATTTTCCACAAGTTTTAGTTTTTCCAGGATGGTTGATTTTTTACTAGACCATCTTTGGTTTATAAATCCCAAAATACCTGCTCTAGTTAGGATAGAAATCCTATCTTCTTCCTCTTCTGTAGTTGGCTGTACAAATTGCCAAGTTCCATTTTGAGTTTGATAGAATTTTGTTTGTCCGTAATTTAAATTTTTAGCTCCACTTGCATTTTTCGTGAATTTTACTTCTACATTTATTGGAGTATTTTGTAATTGAAATGATAAATCCATACTAGAAGAGCCCACTGCAGCAACTTGCGATTCAAAATCGCGATAAGAATCACCTAAAGTTCTTTCATATTGATATCCAAGATTTGATCTAGTCATACTATTATGTATTTTCAATTTTTTTCCTAAATAATACAGAAAGGTGATTGATTATGAAAGATAAAACTGAAGAAGATGCAATTAAAGAATTTTTTGCTCATTTCTATGAAATATGCACATCTACAGATGCTTTCAACTACACTATGGATGAATTTTATGATGAAATTTCAGAAGAAATTCACGAAAAACTCCATAAATATGTTGATACAGCAGAAAAGAGATAAAAATGATACAAAAACCAGGATTTTATGTTTCCAACAGGATAGAACAAGTAGGATTTAGAGTATTTTTTCCGAATGGTTATGGAATTTCTGTGATAATTGGTCCAGATTGTGGATCTGATGAGGTTTCTGTTCGAAAATCACAGAGTGGTGCTGATTATTTTTGTAAAAATGCAGAAATTGCCGTAATTAATAGTGATGGATCTATAGTACCGTTTCAGTCGAGTAAATCTGTTAAGGATCATTCGAATCCTGAAGACTTACCTCAAATTATTTCGTGGGCAATGAATAGATGAATGAAGAATTATTAGAACTTTTTATGAAAAATGAAGTACGAATCATTTTCAGGAAGAAAACTAATGGATTAATTCGTGATTTGTTAGGAACTTTAAATAAAACATACATTCCACCCGAACAATATGGAGTTTTATCTAAAATAGTAACAAGTTTAAACGAAAGTATAATTGTAGTATGGGATATAGAATCGAACGGATGGAGAAGCTTTTACATGGACAGTGTGATAAATATGTTTGAATCGGAAATTATTTCAGAATAAACAAAGGAAGAACAATAGGGATGACACAATGGTCAGATTTTCATAGATTCCCTGAGAGGAAAGTAAAAATGGCAAAAAAAGTAGATCAATCTGGTGAGTTGTATCTAGATGAACTAATAAATGCCGCACAAGCCGCAGTAATTGGGTATGAGAAATATTTGATGGATAAACTTGACTATAAAGAATTAGCAGGTATAATGAGTAACTTGAAAGAATTACTTCCCTTCGATAACCATGATCGTGAAAGCGAGGACTGATGTATAGACTGCATATTGATATCCCTTTTGGTGCCGATGAAGATGCTGCAATTCTTGCAGCAAAGCAATTGATGGAATGGCATTTTTCTGACATCGAGGCAAAAGAAAAGATTCAGCGTTTNACGACTCAGTGTGGTGGAATTGATCAAATCAATTACCGACTAGGACATGATGAAGATAGACAAAAGTCTAATTACCTGATGAAGAACGAAGACGGACACGTAAATAATAAGAAGTGCCGCTTGACAATGAATGATATCAAGGTATAATAGATGAAAACGAGCGCCCTGGGAGGAATGGTTTTCTCAGTCCGACTTATAATCGGATAAACGTGGTTCGAATCCACGAGGGCGTATTGGAGATAATATGGAACGCAATCCTACAATTTATGTCGCAGGACCAATGCGAGGTTTCGAAAATTACAATTATCCAGCATTCGATCGTTGTTCCCGTGTTTTGAGAGATCAGGGATGGATAGTTATTAATCCTGCCGAGTTAGATAGAGATGCAGGAAAACCAACATCTACTTCGTATGATTTTGATCCAGACAACAACTATGAAGATCATGAGTTTATGCGTAATGCACTTAAACGAGACATGGTTGCAATATGTGCTGACTGCACAGCAATCTATATGATGAGTGGTTGGGAAAAAAGTAGAGGAGCTAATGCAGAATTAGCATTGGCAAGAGCGTTGGGAATTAAGGTGTTTTATGAAGCACCACTACCAAAATGAATATCTTTGTACTAGATTCAAATGCATTAGTTGCAGCAGAACACATGTGTGATAAGCATATTCCTAAGATGATAGTGGAAACTACACAGATGCTTTGTACTGCACACCGATATCTTGATGGTACTGAATGGACTGATTATAGTAAAAATGGTAGAAGAATCAAAAGATGGAAACATGAAAATGATTATGATCCATTAACACCCATGCTATACAAAGCAGCAATGGTAAATCATCCGTGTAATGTTTGGTTAAGAAAATCAAAAGAAAATTATTTGTGGTTAAGTTTACACGGCATTCAGTTACTAAGTGAATTTAGGAAACGATATGAAAACGTACATGGATCCACAAAAGTTCTTGGGTGGTGTGCATTAAATAGTCCTAAAAATATTCCTAATACAGAACAGACACCATTTGCTCAAGCAATGCCCGATGAATATAAAGACTCTAAATGTGCAGTAAATGCCTATAGAAATTATTATGTGGGCGAAAAAGTAAGATTTGCTAAATGGGAGAAAAAAAATAATGAACCTTATTGGTGGACAATACGAACACATGAAGCTACAATAACACTATGATGACTATGATATTATTAGATAAGGGGCCTTGGACAGTGAGCCCAGATCGCGTCTGTGTTTAGGGATCACACAACCCTGGCGTAAGCGGACATCGCCACCCGCATATCGCCTTCATAGCTCAGTTGGTAGAGCACCGGCCTTTTAAGCCGAGTGTCGCAGGTTCGAGTCCTGCTGAGGGCATTTAATGTAGTGTAATAAAACACAATAAAAAGGTTGACAAACCTACTACAGCGAGTATAATACTCGCATGACAATTGAATAAAACTATGTGTGGGAGACTAATTACCTCCCATACGGGACTCGCATAATAATCCTCTACGAATGGGGATAGTGCAAACTTCAAGTGGTTTAGCGACCTGTCTGTATGATGCAGAAATGCTTGTATGGATGATCCTTAGCGGGATGTGTGGAGTGGTGGAAGCAGATTACTACAGCCATTGTACGTTCGTGCTGCTTTCTTCAGGTATACAATAACCCTGAGTCCCATTAATCTAAACTGACGCTGATTTCCATTATAAATATGGAGTCAGCGTCAGTTTTTTTATTGGAGATACTATGAGCGGTAGACACTCAACTGGAAAGGGTGATAAGTACAGAGCAGTTGACAGAAAGAAGTATTCAGAGAATTACGAAAAGATTTTTGGAAAAAAGAAACCAACTACGGTTAAACAAAAAGAGAAAAAGTAAATGGCTTGGATACGAAAATTTTTTAATTTTATGTACACAAAAGTTCGTCGTATTTTCATAGGAAATCTTGCAAGAAAAAAACCCAAGATACGAATTGCTCCTGAAGTGGCAAAAACACATATAGATACAATTAAAATTAAAAGAGAGCAAGGAAGTTTAAAAGAAGTAAAGACCGAATGGTCAATTAAATATAAAAGATAAGGAACATGAACATGGACTTACTAACATCAGAAATTCTAGGAACAGTATTTTACACAATTGTCGTTTTTGTATTGGGAGCTTTGATAGGCAATACATTATGGCAATGGGTCCGAAAGTTTTTCCCTTGGAACAAAGACTGATAATTTTATTGATTTTACCCCTTGACAAATCAGTTTTATAGTGTATAATTAGCTCATGAACGAAAGGGAAGCAAAGGTGCTGCTTCCATCTAAAACTCTAACCAATGCACCTATGGAGATTCTATATTATGCGTAACCTCAGCAAGAAGCGTCGTGTCATCAACTACCTCACCTCCGGCAAGGGACTCACCTCTGCGGAAGCCTCCTCACGATTTGGTGTAGGTAACATGCGTGCTCTTATGAGCGACATTCGAACTCAGTTCGAAAAGTATGGTAACTGGGAAGTTGTTACCGAGGAAACCTCAACTGGTAAGACTCGGTACTTCATGAACGACATTCACCCAGGCGATCGTACTTATGCTTACAACGAAGATGGTTCTAAGTACATGATGGCTTGAAGTTAAGTCTCCTCAGGAGAAGACCTGCGTGTTGTGTGCAGGTCTTCTCCTATATATTTTCATGAACAAATCTCACGAATTTGATAAGTTCGCTAAAAAGAAAATTAAAAAAGAACGTGAACATAACAACGGATTAAATAAAAATTTACCTCGTAGTAAACCTATGAGTAAATCTTTAAACCACAAAAAAAGGAAGTATAAAAATGGATGTGAAGATAATTAGATTTCTAAATGGTGAAGAAGTTATTGGCAAGATCACTCAACATAAGGATAAGTATACCATCGAAAAGGGTGCTGTTATTGTACCAGTTGGCGAACAACAACTCGGTATGGTTCCTTGGTTGCCTCATGCTGAAGATAACACTGTAACAGTAAACGAGAGTAAGGTAGCTTTTACTTTTATTCCACTTGCAGATCTTGCAAATCAATATAGTACCAACTTTGGTAGTGGTCTTGTTGTTCCAAACAATCAGGTTTCGGATCTTAAGCTCAGTGGTGTTTGATATAAAGGATATGAACAATGGCTAGTAGAGCAGGTGTTGGACTAGGTGGTGCTGGGGGATTGAAGCCAGGAAAGGTCCGTCAGTCAAAAAAGAAAAAGGGTAATCCTCCCGGAAGAACTTCTAGATCTGGTAACGGAAAGAAGATTCGCTAATCTATCTGTGCTCGTAGCTCAGTTGGATAGAGCAGCGGACTTCTAATCCGCAGGTCATAGGTTCGAGTCCTATCGAGCATGTTCGGAGGGCAGTGCTTTTCCCCTGTAGCTCAGTTGGTAGAGCGAGCGGCTGTTAACCGCTAGGTCCTTGGTTCGAGTCCAAGTGGGGGAGCTTCACTCAGAGTGTAGCACAGCTTGGTAGTGCGTTGCGTTTGGGACGCAAAGGTCGCTGGTTCGAATCCAGTCACTCTGATTATGATCAGTCGTATAGAAAAGTTTATTAGTATTGGTAAGGAATATTGTCTGGAGATCGAAGATCAAAAAAACATTGTTCTCTTATTATACACAAAAACAAAATAGTTTCTGTTGGTATCAATGGAATTGGTAAAACACATCCAAAGGCAAAGCAGATTGGTTATAGATATGATGAGGTGCATTCGGAATTGGATGCAGTTCTTAAGTGTAATCACAGAAAGAATCTTACACTGTTAAATTTGAGGTTTAATAGATTTGGTGAAATGAGAATTGCAAGACCTTGTCGTCTTTGTATGCCTTGGTGTAAGATGTATTTCGATTCAATTTACTATACAATGCCAGAGGGTATTGTTAGACTGGAGTACTAATGAATATTACAGAAACCGTAGTAGAAGTAGGAACACATAAAGTAGGAATTATATGTGAGGTAAGAGAGACCACAGAAGGTAAGTCTTATCTTGTTGACTTTCAGGGTGTGCAGACTTGGAAAAATGAAGGTCAGATAATGCTATATCTCACATCACAACACAAGCACGTTGATGGGGATTTTTTAGTTGACTGATTGATACTAGTTTGATATAATATAAGTCTGTTAAGGGATCGTAGCCCAACAGGCAGAGGCAGTGGACTTAAAATCCACACAGTGTGGGTTCGAATCCCACCGATCCTATTTTCTTCACAGGAGATTTCAAATGACACAAACGAACTTTGAATGGGTTTCTGAGAATGATGTTTGCTTTGTTACCGGACACATAATGGACTATAGAGATAATGCACGCTGGACTGGAGAGTTCGATGCTTGGATTTCTGAAAAGGGTCAGCAGTTGATCGAAAATGCATATAGAACTGGTGAACTAGAAATTAATCGTGAGTGGGAAATCATCTACGCTGAGTGGTATGCCGAAGATGAATCTAGAGGTGCTGTCATGGATGAATTATTTAGAAATGTAAATGAATGTGATGGAGATAATCATGTCTGAGTCTGGAAGTGGTATTATTGGAAAAAATGGTGAGGAGTGGGTATCTAGAACAACATGGGATGGTAAAGAATTGATATTTACACGACAACATTCATGTTATGATATCGACTCTAATGCTCTTCGTGATATGGCAGAACTTAGAATTATGCAGTGTGAATATGAAAAGAAGCATTGGGAAGATCTATTGGAAAAGAGAGAAGAGTTTATAAAGAATAAAAGTAAAGAGTGATATCATATAAATAGATGTATGAACACCTTTACTAAATTTATCAATGAAAACACCAAACTTACTCTAGAATATCACGATGAGTTGAATTCTAAGTTCTGGAATGGTAAAACACTCAAGCCCGAAGTTCGTAAGCATCTTTTGATGATTGCGAATAAATGGGCTGTTTTTTCAAAGATACCCAAACAAGGCATAAAAGAAATTATCCTCACCGGAGGTAATGCTAACTTTAATTACACTAAATTTTCAGATTTAGATGTTCATTTAATTGTAGATTTTAATACAGTTTCTGAGTGCGATAAAGATTTTGTCGGTGAATTTTTAGTTGATAAGAAGACTGTATGGGAATTGACACATGATATTAAAATATACGGAATACCTGTTGAGGTTTTTGCACACGAAGACAGACCTCATAAAAAATCTCAGGGTGTATATTCACTAACTAAAGATGGATGGCTCCAGGAACCTAAGAAAGAGAAAATCAAATATAATGAAGACGATCTTCTTAAGTCCAAAGTTGAGCACCATGTTCACATGATAAACTACGCTCTAAAGCATCACAGTGATGATGTAAATACACTAAAGAAAATGAAAGATAGAATTAGAAATATGAGAGACTCTGCCATTCAAAAGGCTGGAGAATTCTCTGTTGAGAATTTAGTTTTTAAAGAACTTAGAAATAGAGGCATTTTAGATAAAATGTCTAAGCATATCAGAGAACTTCAAGACAGAAAATTGTCATTGAAAAACTCAAAGACTAGTAGAACACGGTAGAAGTTAAATCTTGAATGCTATATGAGCTAGAGCTAGGATTTAGAGTAAATGCGGGTGTGTCTTGTAGTTCTGGAGCAGCATCCGATACTATTATAATTCCACCTGAATTTGGTTTTGTTTCTGAGTAGTAATAATACGTACCTTTATGTTCGGGATAAAAAACCAAAGCATCTCCACATAGTTTTATATCTGGATGTAATGTTCCACCATTCCATTTACCATCTTCGGTAGTGCTTATTCTAAAAATTAGATCATTGTCGAATAGTTCATTTGAATTTAAGTTGAAAATATATGTGTTTCCCACTTGAACTCTAAGTGTTGGTTGCTGCACACCGGCAATTTTAAAGGTATTACTTACAGAGGCTTTAGGCTCAAGAACAACAGTAGTTCCAGATATAGTTAAATCTTCTCCGCGTGTAGTATCAACTGAATCTAGTCTAAAGAAAGACATTCTAGTTGATTGATTGAGTCTGCTTTCTTCTGCAAGATCTGCAGAAATTCCAAAAAATAAAGTTTCTATATCTTCTGAATTTATTTTAATTCCAGAAACCTGGAATGATTTTCCAGTATTAGATCCTGTTTCTACTCGCACTAAATCACGTACTCTAACACCAATTGTCTCAAAACTAGGGGATACATTTCTTCCGAATAAATTTGTTATTGCATTACTTTCATTTGTGTTTAATGATGATAGTGCAGAAAAATCAGTAACGACATCTCCAACAAAACCATCACCTCTGTATTTTTTATTATAGTTTTGAGCAGAATCTATGGTATAGACATGAGCAAATATAATTTTAGAGAATGTGGCACCGCAAGTAAAACCGCCAGATAAATTACTTATTTCTCCAGAAGTAGAATCTATATGTTGTCCGTCACTAAGAGTAAATCCATCTCCCAAAGAAATACCATTAATGACTTTATCTATGTACTCATTTTCTAGTTCATCTCGACAGCCATTGAAATTTATTAAAGCTCTAGTATTTCCCTCAAGAAGAGTAATTTCTGGATTGAATCGTATAGGTCTATCAAAATCTATTCGATCTTGAAAATCATTTGAAAACGAAATTCCATGAAATACTGCAGACGCATACTGTTCAAAATTTGTTTCATCGCGTCTTTGACTATTTCTGTGGTTTCTAGATTTTATGAAACTACGACCCAATGTAGTTTACCCTTCTATGATCTCCACTTGTACCGAGAATATACACTAAGTTTAGATTATCAACTTCAAGGAATAAGCTTTCTCCGGATTCTAGTGGATATGCATTTGCAGTAACACCAGCAGTAAATCCGTTGTTTCCAACATATACCAGATTTAGGTTTGATGGATTTGATTTGATTGTAACTCCACTTTGTAGTGGTGTCGATCCTGCCAGTGGTGTTGCAGTAGAACCAAATCCCGCAACTGTTAATCCAGAAACAAAGCTACTTGGTTTGGAATAACCCTCCACAGTTACCTTCAGGTTGTCTGCAGTGACTCCTACTGCACCGCCTGGATAGTTTACGACTTCTATCGCTTCACCAACTCTACCAGCAACTCTAATAGGTTCTCCACCGCAACATCCTTGAACTCTAAGTGCGGTTGCAACTTCAGATGGAGTTCCTGCTCCAGTAAATCCTGCGTTAGTGATACCTACAACAGCAGCTATAGTCGCTTCAAATGTTATGCCAGAGTTTACTAGGTTTACGTTTATTGCATCTCCAGATGCACCTATTGTTGTACCATTTGNGCCATGAAGTTGAGTTTGAATATATCTACCACCATCATNCCCGAATACTGAAACTGAGTCAGTTCCTGCGTTTAGATTTAGAGATCCGCCAGAAATTCCTACTTCGCCTTTAATTGTTATGGAATCCGTTGCAGATGATAGAGTATATCCTCTATTGGTTACTTGTGATATAGTAATACCACCAGATTCCAGACCGTCAGTAGCCAATCTGACAGTGCCTGTTATACCAAGAGTATCACCTGATGTGGATCCTGCGACTGCAATGTATTCAGTTTCTACTGTAGCACCAACTCCGAATGTTCTATTTACAATGGGGAAGCTACCACTGGCACCAAGATTGCCAGTCATATTAAGAGAACCACCAGTAACAGCCATCACCTGAACGGGTAGTGGGTATGTTTCGTTTGCTTTATATGAAGTAGTGCTGTCACCCCAAACAAGTTTGTTTAAAGGAAGGTGGCATGTGACACCCTCTGGAGTGGTTCCGAAATCTGTACAAAAATCTGCAGTCCCACCTGATATATTGGCTGTAATCTTTGGCATTAGTATCTCCTTAGCTTATAATATATATATTCAAGTTGACAATACACAAAAAATCTGTACAATAAAGGAGATAAACATGGCAACTAAATTCTGGGTTCTATCAAACGAAGATACAAAGGCAACATACTTCAGAGCAGATTGGGCATCAAAAAATAACGGTGAGTGGAAAAATCATGGTACATTAGGTTGGAATTGGATTCCCACTGAAGAAACACCAATTGAAGAAAAACCAAAGCCCAAACCAGTACAAACAAAACAGAAAGTGAAAGATGATAACTGATGAGATAAAAAATAAATTTTGTGTGGAGGTCGTAGAAATGGCTACTAAAGAATCCATGACTTATATGGATTCTATAATCTATGTTTCTGAACAACGTGGATTTGGTCCAGAGATGGGAGCAAAATTTCTATCGAAGCCTCTTATAGAAAAGCTTAGAATTGAGGGAGAAGATTTGAATATGCTCCCAAGAAAAAGCAAATTACCCTTTTGACATTTGATTTTTTTGTGATATAATAGCACAGAACCGGGGAGTTCCCGGAAACACTAGGCCGAGGTAGTCCCTCGGGGAAAGGAAAAACCTATGAGTTTTTCAGATTTTAAGAAGAGATCCGCTACCAGTATTGAGGATCTACAGAAGAAGTTGGATGAAACCGAAAACAAGAAGTCCTACAAGGATGATCGTTTTTGGCGACCTCAGCTAGATAAGTCGAGTAATGGTTATGCGGTTATTCGGTTTCTACCTGCACCTGGCAAGGAAGATCTTCCTTGGGCTAAGTTGTACTCCCATGCGTTTCAGGGTAAGGGTGGATGGTTTATTGAGAATTCTCGCACTACTTTGGGTGAGAATGATCCAGTTTCAGAAGCAAATAATGAACTCTGGAACAGTGGTATTGAGAGTGATAAGGATATTGCTCGACAGAGGAAGAGGAAGTTGCAGTATATCTCAAACATTCTTGTTGTGAGTGATCCTACAAATCCCGAAAACGAAGGTAAAGTTTTCCTCTACAAGTTTGGTAAGAAGATCTTCGATAAGATTCAGGAAGCAATGTCTCCTGAGTTTGACGACGAAGAAGCAATCAATCCTTTTGATTTTTGGAAGGGTGCGAACTTTAAGCTAAAGGTTCGTAAGGTTGCAGGCTATGTCAACTATGACAAGTCTGAGTTTGGATCAGCATCAGAGCTGTTTGATGCTGATGACGAAAAGCTTGAAGAGCTTTGGGGTAGGGAATATTCCCTAACTGCATTTACAGAGCCTGATAATTTTAAGAGTTATGATGATCTTAAGGCTAAGTTTGTTCAAGTTGTCGGGGATGATATCCGTTCTACGGAGACTCAAACTGAAAACGTCGAAACCAAAGAACCTACTAGAGAAGAGTCTGTTGATGAGGAAGAGACAAACGCTCTTGATTATTTTGAGCGTCTGGCTAAAGAGTAGTTTACATGTAAATTCTACGCCAATCAGGTATAGATGATACTTCATTCATCCGGGTCTCCATTCCAAAACGGGGCCCGGATGATTTACTTTGTGATGGTAATTGAGAATTTGCACCTAGCTTGCTATCAAACCCTCTACTCTTTGGTGGATTGTTTGCTGGTGCCATAGCTTTATTTGACGCGTTAGTTTGAGAATAGCTCTGTGCTGATGCTTTTGGTTGAGCTTGAATACTAGGAGTTATCATTGATTGATTCATTGATTTCAATTCAACTGCTTCATTTTGTTTTATTTCGGGTTCAACAGACTCTATTATATTCATTTGTTGTTCTGTGTTCTCTACCGAAATAAAATTACTTTCACCAGGAGTGTCGAATTCTAGCATCATATTGTTCTGATTGGTTTGATACATGGAATTTCCTAGAAACTAGTGCTATTTTGTATTTCTTGATTTTCTTTTTCTATTTTATTATTAAGCAATGTTATGTATATGTCTCTTTCCCATATAATCATATTTTCCAAATCAGACATGTTCATGTTATATGTGTTTATGAGAGTGAATAATACTTCACTTATTTTTATAAGGTCAATATGACCAAATAAAATTTCAAAAAATTTACAAAATCATTAACCTCGATTTCTCTATCGACCGAATCTGATGTTTTGTATTTTAACATAAAACTAATATTACTGTCGCAAATAAACTCTTTTACTTTTTTATATGTCGATCTTTCCAGTAATTCTATGTAACTACTTTTTTCTTTATAATCTAATTCTTGAGTTTCTATTATTCCTGATGGAGTTTCAATTTCTACTAAACATTGAGCAACTAGATGAAATATCTCAGAATCGGATTCTGGAAATTTTTCAAATATTAGTAGATCTTTCATTCTAGGAGATCTAAATTTTAATTTCATTTCTGATTTAAGATTTATAGTCAGATCTTTTTTTGTGGTTTTCATTGAAAGATCATTTAAATCAAAATTAATCTGAACAGATTCTTTGGTATATGGACATGTTATCTTTAAAGTTGAAGTTTCACTTATAGACTTTTGTCTTATAGAATTTAGTGCAAATTGAAAATCTGATATTGGTAGTAATGACGATTTTATTTTATCGTCAAAGCAAGAATTTACCAAAGAGCATATATTTTTAATTTTATCTTCGAATGTAGAAGAGATATTTGTTATTATAGAAAAATACTTTTCTTCTTTAACTAATAAAGGTCTAAACGATACCTTTTGCTTCGAGACTGGAAGTGTTGTGGTATATTCTGGGATATTTTTCTTTATCAAATCAATTATCATTATGCAATCCTTATATCTCTCCTAAATATCTTGTCGTAGTTCTTGCGAAGTTGAATAATACTGTGAAACTAGCTAGTTGGTTGCTAGACTGAGAATTAAAATTAATCGGTATGACTGCTACTGGATATACTTCGCTATATCCAATATAATTCACCATACTATCATCGACTTCAGATTTTAATCTAATCCACATTGAATTATCTCTTATTGCAGTGTTATACATGTTGTTCGCTGTATATACTGATGGTTGGTTCAATCCAGATGATGCGTTATAAGTTTCACCGCCATAAGTTTTAATTAATGAAACCAAAGTAGAATATACAGCCAATTTTTCGTTTGCGTAAAAAGATATTTGAAGTAAGTTACTATTTTGTCTTTTTACTGGAATTTGCAATGGGATATTTTGAAATTCGAACCTCTCTGCGTGTATTTCTGTAGTTGGGGAACTAACAGAAATTGCTGGATAATCTACAATGCTGACATAGCCCCCTACAAGAGGGTTCCATAGTGTCATGTCCACAGAAAACCTATTATCCCTTAATGCCTTCGAGTCGTTTCCTGCTAATAGTGCTTTTATGTCTGATAAGTTTGAAGTCATTTGAATAGATTATCCTCTGTTAAAATTTTAAATATCCATCCATTTTCTTTGCATAATTTCTCTGCAGCCTTCCACTTACTAGTATTTATGGCATATGTATATGTCTCTTTTAGATATGTTTTTTTATTTTTCTTTTGAGTAGGGGGTTTTGTTTGTTTTTTGGGTTTAACTTCTATCAAGTAAGTTTTAATTTCCCCGGATTTACTTTTAATTTCTGTTATAAAGTCTGGATAATAATTATGCCATTTATTATCTACAGGAGAAAAATACGGAATCTTTAACTCTTCAGAACCCCATTTTATTACATTTTCATTTAAATCTAAATACTTACACATCTTACGTTCCCACGTAGATCTGCATATTACATTTTCGCAATTACCAACATATTTTTTTGCATTTTTTGGTAGGTATCTTGATTTATATGCCATACCTATATATAGCTGGGGGACAAATATGGCACAAACAACAATTGCACTTTCACCGACGACTAGGGCAGATACATTTTCTGATTATATTAGTCTACAGGCATATAAAGCAAATACTCTAAGAGAACGAGCTAAAGTAGCTAGTGGTAGGGGTAGTAACTTAGTTGCTACTTGGTTTATTCCTATGCCACAAACTATAGGCAGAGTTGTAGCTCATAATTATCAAGTAGTCGAGCAGTCTGTTGCTTATTCTATGGCCAAAGGAAAAGAACAAGGAAGACAGGAGCAAGTAGATGCGGCTAGAGTATCTATGGGTGCTGCTGGAATTGGAAGTTCAGTTGGAGGTGCTCTTGGTATGCCTGGAGCAGCTTCCAGTGCCTTGGGTGGTATTGGATACTTGAGTGGTGTTGCTGCTTCAATTGCGGGTGCAGTCTCAATGATTCCTCAATTGCAGGATTTTATGCAAGGATTGAAAGCGGAATTCACCGACGAACCTGTAGTTGGCATGTCAACGCAAGAGTTAAAATATGGTGGTACTATAGAAAGATCTTATATATTAGACTATGAATTTATCGCAAAGGATCCAGCAGATGTTTATGGTCCCACAGGTATTCTTCAGGTATTAGCAGATTTAGAGTCTTGGTCCTTTCCTAGATCGTTTGATGATGAAGTTTCCATGAGAGACTTAATGCACACTCCTCCAATATTCAGAATGCAACATGTAAAAATATTACCCGATGGTGGTGTTTCTTCTATTCGCGATTCCCCTCCACTAGCGTCATTAGGACAACCAAAGCTACTAGTTTTAAGAAAAGTTTCATCTGAACATCAAATGAAAAGTGTTTTGGTTGATGGTGAATATACCTATCCAATAATAACAAAGCTTAGATTGGAATTCTCGGATATGGAACCTATGGCTCAGGTAGAAGGGGAATATGTTACATATGGGAATATTAGTGTTCCTAGACTTGCATGTAGATCTGAAATATATGCAGAAGCAGATCCAGGAAGAATAAGCACAAGGTAAGGAAAATTCATGGCTTTTATTAAAAAATTCCCAACTACTACTTTTACATTACCCTCAGGTGATCAAATCGTATCTATTGATATAATGAAAACTTTTGTTTTATCTAAAGAAACAAAAGAGGATACTTCTTCATTAAAAAAAGTAGCTGGCATCTATACCAATAAAATTGAAAATTTAAGTTATGAGCTATATGGAAATAAACCATCTTTATATTGGACATTGATTTACTTGAATAATGTAGATTCATTTGAAAAATGTCCTGTACCACAAAGTAAATTTGAGTCTAATTTGAGCACTAAATATCCAGGCAAAGTGTATTATATAAAACATGCAATTGATACATCCGAAATTCAAAGTGGAGACATGGTAGTTTTATATACTGTGAGTGATGGTGTTCAGGTATGGAAAACTGCAGGTATAGTAAAGGAGTATGACTCCAAATTCAGAAGAGTTGTAATACACAAAGAGTATGAGAATTCTGGTGCAACTGCAGATTTTGCCGGCTCTTCTACTTTTTATAATACAAGTCTTGAAGTCAGAAGACAAAATGCAGATACATGGGAAGTTGTTCCTGGCTATGAGTATGAAACCGGAGGAGTAACTGTAGGTAGAGTAGAAAATGAAACTGATAAAATATTGGAACTATATCAGAATGGATTGAATGGAAGAGACGTATCTCCATATCAAATAATAGAGGGTTCTGAATTTTCATCTGACTATGATTTCACTGCAACCGGACCGACTTCAGGTACAGTTCTTTACAAAATATCCAGTGAAGAAACCCTAGCTCCTCCTGTATCTAATTTGTACTTCCATACTTTATCAAAAGAAGAAATAAGAAAAAATACAAACGCAAACTGCATGTACTATTTTCCAATGCAAACAGCATTTACTTTAAATACGTTTATAGTAAACTTTCTTTCTGGTAGTTTTAGACGAGGACAGGAGATAACTGTAACATAATATGTCAAATTATATACCACACTTATCTGAAATTAATTTAAAATCAGTTTTATTAAAAGATGAAACTGGAGACGTGTTAATTAACCTAGCAGAAGAAACTGTTGCTGGTAAGTTAAGCATGGGAATTATTGATATAGTAGAATCAATAGCAACAACATCTATAAGAGGTGAACTCATAGTAGATTCTACTAGAGGTGAATTTGAAGCACTTCAATTAATAGGAAACGAAATAATTCAATTTGTATTTTCATCTCCCCCAGCAGAAGATTCTGAAGATGGTGAAGATATTTCAATATTATCTCCAGATTTTAAGTTATATGATTACAATGATAGTAGTGATTTTACAGACACCAGTAAAACACCCGAAGGATTTAAATCTAGATCATTAACTTTAAAATTTACAAGTAAACAAGAAGGTGAAGTATTTGATACTGAAACTCCTCTACCATATGGTTTTGTTGGTAAAATAGCAGTAGATCCTGTCATAGCCACGGCTACAGAAGACGAGTTCGAAGGTCCTCCTGCACCAGGCGAAGAAGATGAAGAAGAAGTGGAAGTTTTTCCTGGACTCATAAACCAATTGGCAGCTAAGTATTTCGAAGGAGAACCTTTCGAGATAGAACCAACTGATAACAGTGTTTTTGTATCTCCAAAGAGATTCACTTATCCACATAAAAAACCAACCAAAAGTGCAAATCTTTTGCAGTTGATGAAGTATTGTACAAACTATGCATGGAAAGGCTCAGACGAAGGAGTTGCTGGTCCTCCAGCACCAACTGATGATGTAGAGACTTACAACAAGTATGGATGGTCTAATTACTTTTTATGGCAAGATTTATATGGATGGCATTTTAAATCAGCAGAAGCTATGTCTTCTGACAGTTTATCTAAGGGAATAAAGAAATTTACTTTAAGTAGTAATATATTAGATAAAACTAGAATATTGAAAATGGATCCCATTTCTGATTTTTCTATAAAAAAGGCATTTTCTACTGGAATGCTTTATTCGTATTTAACGAGAACAGAACTGAATTTTTCTGATGTATATTCTAGATTTTTAGATGACGATGAAAAGTATGTAAGGACGAATTATACTTTCAATTATGCAAAGGATCATGTTCCTTTGGTTGAACCATTTAAATTTTTACCAAATACTTTAGAAAATAAAGCAATAGATGTATGGATTTCAGATAAAGCCAATGATGAATTAGAAGTAAAAGATTATCTGTTTGGTTGGTATGACAATAGACAGTTTAATAACAAAGAAGAAATATACAGATTGATTGGATCTGGTAGAGATAAAAATGCAAAGGGTCCTCTTGGGAATACAGGCGAAGAGTCGGTAACAAATAATACACTAAACAATCGTGCTGACTTGGTTGATTATATTTCATACCAAGACAATCTATGGCAAGAACAATTTGATTGTGTCAAAGTTGGAGATCCAGCGGATTTAGATGAAGATTGTAGAAATCTAACAAAATTAGTAAAGATAAAGGCAGATACTTTTAATGCAAAGAAAGCATATAAGTCTGCAATGAGTTATAAAGAAAGATGGAATCTCTACAGATATTCTGTTTGTTGTGAAGTGCCCGAAACAAACAATAACAATGAACGACTCGCAATACTTAAAGGACACAAAAAGATGGCAGGTGCATCTAATGTATTTGAGTATGAATGGGCAGAAGTTTGTATAATTCCCAAGGCTGCAATAGGGTTCCTTGTTGGTCACAAAATAGAAGATTATGGTGGTATAAATCCTTGGGATAACAATTTAGTCGGTACTGCTGGATTGAACGCATTAGACTTTATTGACAAGTGTGACACCGGTATTCTTAAAGTATACCCATACGTTGCAGATGCTTCCGAAGCCTCGGGACCAAGGATGGGTTATGTGTCGGGAATTGTTCACTTTCAGTCAATGACTCCTGGTTCCACAGCAGAAGGAGTCACCGGTTCGATATCATGGGACAATGTAAAAGATCTGTTTGATGACATTGGCGGTGTTTCTGCAGACGGATTGACTTTGACATTCCATAATAGTCAATACTCTCCGTTTTTAGTTGTGGAAAAAGTAAAGGGTGAGTCGGGTGCTCTTCCGGGAAACAAAGCATATAATTTAAATGAAATTATGAATAGACCTATATTAGATGAAGATGAGTATGAAGTTGTTGCTGGTTTATGTGCAGGACCATCCGGTGGTGCAAGACCTACAATATTCTATCAAGATGCCCCCGATTTTTCCGGTGATGGTGCAAATGAAGATCCATTTGAAGGTGCAGGAAGAAATATGCGTAATGTACAATACATGGTAGGTCCAGGAATAAATGCATCAGATAGCGATGCAAAAATTGGTGGTGCTGACGCAAATGACGTTGATGTGTGGACGGAATATCCCGGTGATTTCGACACTATGCCTATAGGTTCGTATAAAACTGTTCGTCGCAATAGCGATGGATCGTACTTAGGATCACTGGAATGTGAAGCAATTCCATTGGGACATGTTGTTAAAATGGAGTTTGCTTCTTTTGACGAAATCTATAAACTGGGAATAGAGGGAAGGCACGATGATCCAGAAGCACCCTCAGGATATAACAAGGGACCTAGAGGTATTTATTACTTCTCTGCAGAAAATGCACATGATGGTAAATGTTCAGGAGAAGGATGTATTATCTAATAGGAAACAGCAATGGCAAATAAGTTAATTAACATATTACGAGAATATATTCCAAAAAAGAAACATATGGAAATTGAAGTTTCACATGCTATCAATAAAAAATACACATGTGCAAATCCAGATGGACCAGTTTCTAACTTTGGATGTCCTGAAGAGGATCCGCTCTGTAATTGTCCCTGTAAAGATTTAATACCAACCACAGTCCGAGCTGTAACTATGCAATGGGCTCTAGATCATATATGGGAATTTAGCAGCAATACAGTAATGACTATTAACATGGAATCTGCTACAAACGAAGAAACTACTTGGGTTACTATAAAAGGTGTATATGAAGATAAGAGTCTAACAGAATCAAATGAAGATGACCAGACTACAACCGGAGGAAATAATCCAACATATGAATTATTTCCAGATGATGCTGCATGTTTCCATACAAGTCAAGAAGATGCCGTAGATGAAATAGAAACTGCATACGAAGAAACCGGTGGATATACTATGGACGAACCTGCAGATCTGTATTTGAATACACTACTCAAAAAGAGTTCTGAGTGTGATGCCATTTCTAGTGAATTCGATTCAACTTGGTTGGGTTGTGATTGGAATGATCCAAATTCACCCATGAGCTGTGACTGTCCGTGTGTTGGCGAAAATTATACCAAGTACTTGCGGTATAACACAAGTGTTTCTACTTTCTGGGACACACCCGGATATGTTCCATTAATTGCATCTGCACAAAAAGAAGCTTTGGGATCACAAAAAATAGGAGTAACAATCCACGGAGATCTAACCATAAGACCTGGAGATATAATTCAATTAGATTTGATGGACACTCCACATGGATTTGAAGAAATTGAAAAGATTGCAAGAAAATATGGCATAGTAACTGAATTAGATAAAAACGCGAAGTTTCATGGTAAATGGATGGTTTCTACGATAAGACATAAAATGTATGGTGTTGCTTACCATAAAATGGACTTAATATTAATTAGAGATGGATTACCCAGCAACTTATCAGAAAAAGCAATTACAGAGGAATCTGGTGATTCTACAGAATCCAATTTCGTTCCAATAGCACCTTCTGGTTCTAATAGAATCCCCGCTAGTCCATCATACATAGTCGATACACAAACGGCTTCGATTGAAGAAATATTACCAGAGCCTGATCCAGCAGAATATATAGAACCAGAAGAAACACCATCTACTCCAGAAGAAACACCATCTGCTCCAGAAGACGATCCACCATCATCTCCATCCACACCATCATATGGATCCGGTTATTAAAAGGAATATATATTTCTATGGCAAAGTATAAAGATATAGATTTTAAATTCAGTAAAAATTCATTTACTGACGACTTGAATCTTGTTCAAGATTCGAACGCTATAAAACAATCTATAAAAAATATTGTATTAACTCTAAAGGGAGAGAAGTCATTTTCTTATGAATTTGGATCTGCTGTACAAAGAATACTATTTGAACCATCATCTGCAAATACACTACCAGTTGCTAATGATATTCAAAGTACATTATCCACAAATGAGCCCAGAATACAAGTCAAAGAAGTAAGATTTTCAGCTCTAGATGAAACCATGAAATTAAATATTACATATGAGCATGTATTATCTAGTGGTCAAACAGTAACAGAAACAACAACAGTAAATACTCAAGGCGGAAGTTCATCCGGTTATTGAAGAGGTCAATTATGTCAACACCACCAATTAATTTAACTCAACTAGAATATCAAGAAATATTCGATAATATAAAAACTTATATAAAATCAAAATCAGAATTCAGTGATTTTGATTTTGATGGATCTGCATTATCAACTTTAATTGATGTGTTGGCATATAACACTCACTATCATGTATTGTTTCAAAATATTTTAGTTAACGAAATGTTCTTGGATTCTGCACAAAAAATAGAGTCTTTAATATCACATGCAAAATTGCACGGATATACAGTTCAAAATAGAATTTCTTCTGTTGCATCACTAAAATTAACTTCTATCTCTGCTAATGCTAGTGCAGCAGCATATTCAAGACTGACTGCAACTAAGTCAGATAATACTGTTGTTAATTTTTATAATATTGATAACATTATTGCAGGAAATAGTGGTACTCCAGAAGAAGCTACATTTACAGTTTATGAGGCAAATAGAGCTGTTATAGATCAAAGATTCGATCTCAATGAAGATTTGCAGTTAATTAGTATTCCAGATGTAAATATGGATATAAGAACACTGAAAGTTTTTGTAGATGGTACTGAATATATCAGGGGTAATTCTACAGATTCTAATATTTACGAAAATCAGAATGTTTACTTTTTGGAGAATACCGTAACTGGTTTTGATGTAATATTTGCATCACGAGAAACAGGAACACCACTTACTACTGATAATGTAATAACAGCATCATATCTAGTTTCTACAGGCTCTAATGGAAATGGAGCTTCTAGCTTTACATTCTTCGGAACTCCTTCTGTAGTAAATGCTGGTGATTCTACAATTTCTGGTGGAATTTTAACTAGCACGTCTGGTTCTTCTAGCGGAGGATCTAGTACTAATTTAAATACAAATTTAAAATTTTTAATTCCAAAAACATTTGCAAGTCAAAATAGATTTGTTACAAAATCAGATATAGTTTCTGGTGTATATGATGCAGGATTTTCTACTAGTTCTAGTAATATTACTGTTCAGCAAGATCCTACTACACCAGGAAAGGTTTGGATAGAAATTAGCGATTTAATAGGAACACAAGAAGATTTAATTAATTTTTGCAACACAAAATCAGTATTGGGTGTAGTATTCGAGTATGGAACTCCCACTGGAACCTAATTAAGAAAAATATATGTTACATTTATTAACAACAACATTTAAAGATCAAACTAGCGAAGATCCTAGAACTTCTGATATTATAAACATATTGCGTTCTACGGATATATTTCCAGACTTAGATACGGAATGTCAGGGATGTCCGTTTGATGTAACTAATTTTCTTCCAACGTGGCTAGTAAATGACCACTATTCTGGTGAAACTCTTTTTGTAAAATTTATTCAGTATTATTTCGATTGGTTATACTGCACCAACCAATCAACAATTTATATGGATTCATTGTTTGATCTATTCGATGTAGAAAATATCAACGAAAAAACAAAAGAATCTATTATTAAAAGTAACATTCCTGGAATGTACGAAATAATAAAAGAGCACGAATCTGAGGCATATAAAGTTAATGGAACCGATCCCAATTATCCCGACGCTCGGTGGTTTTATCCAGTTTATATTTCTCCACCAGACGAACCATATCATGTTCATAATATATCAGGGTTATTTAATGACACCAACGCTGTAACATTTTATATGCCAAATAGTGCTAGGGATTCCGGCGGTGGACATTATCCTTCAGACGAGGAGCCTATAGAAGGTACTTTGTTTGAGGATTCTACAAGTCCATATGCAATAAGCTTAGATAAGCTAAAAATCTTACTAAAAAATATCAAGCATAATTTATATCAGAAAAAGACAACCAAAGAAGCAATTTCATTTTTCTTTAAAACTATAATAGATTCTAATGTTGAAGTTGTGGTGACAGAAGCTCCAGGAACCATAGACATAAGATTAATATCCCCTGACATAAGAACTGATGATAAGTTTACTGATCTTTGCAGAAAATTATATGAAGAGATATTACATCCAATCGGAATGAGTTATACTTTGATTCCCGATAGCTCATTCTTAAGAATGTCTTCAGAACAAAAAGATAATGATTTAGAATTTAGAAGATCCAAGGGTTCAAAGAGTAATGGATTTACTTTCAGTGCATTCGAAATGCCAAGGTTAGGAAATTACTACGTTTATATCCAAGACGACATATCTACATTATCACCGGTGACTGGTTGTATAGACTTAACTCCAATTCCAAGAGGTATTACTGAAAATGATGCTCATATGCCAACATACACACATCCAAATTGGAATCAAGGTTATAGTGGCGGTACTAGTTTCGGTAATATAAATATATCAGAGTTTATGATTTTACCATTCGAAAATAATCCAAATTTTGGTATTACAGCTTGCGCCAATCTATGATGAGGACTAACAATGCCTAATGTAAATTTAAATTCAATAAATTCTTCCATATCATATGCAGAAGAAATAGTAGATAAAATAGTAAGCGAAGATATAATTTACTCATTCTTTATGGGAAATGTAGTTTCTTCATCTTCGTCTCCCGCTTCAGAGCAGAGAAGAAGGGATATAGATAAAGACGCTACATTTTATAAAAAATTACCAACTACAGCAGCACAAGTTGTGGTAGAGAAAAATGATTTTTCTCAAAAGGCATTTAATACCTGGAATTCAAGCACGGATTCTTTGGAAAATTTTTATTGTATCAATAATGGTAACGTATACTTAGTTATAGGTAATAATGAAAATAATACAATACAGTCTGATGGAAACACCTCTGTTGCAATTAATGGAGGTCCTACTCATACATTTGGAATAGAGAAAAAAGCTGGATACGAGTACCTCTTTTTATTTTCAACTGAGTCACAAGATAGTGTTACTATGAGCAGTAATTTATGGATTCCTGTGCCTAAAACTAGTCAGAGTTTGAGCTTTTATTCTGGTGGGTTACTAGAAAAGAAAATTGATATTGATTTGCTTTCATCGATCGATTTTACTTATGATAATCCTACCATACCGATATTGTCTGACACTGGAAGTGGTGCTAGTATAACTCTAGTGACAGTTCCTACGACAAAAGCAGGAACCACTACATCTAAAAGAAAATTTAAAATAGTAGGAATACAAGCAGTTGCTGGCTCTGGATATCAGGATTTTAACTTAGAAGAAAGTTTATCAGCTTCATTATCGAACGAGACTGCTGCTATCAGATCTACTATAGAAACTGCAATAACGTTAGGATTTGTTTCTACATCTCCAACACCTAGACGAATATTGCAGGCAAATCACACTCTGATAACTGCAAGTATATCTTCAACTGAAATTGCATCTATTACAGATCAAACAAAATTTTTCAGTCATGGTTTAGTGCAAGGACTTGAAACTTCTTCTGGTGATCCTTTATTCTCGAAGCAAGACACTGTTACTTTAAAATCGAATAATGTAAAAATAACAACTGCAAAAACACCACTGCTTTCTGCTACTGCGGCTNATCAGATTGGATCTTCTGGATCTGCTCTAACTTTAGTTAGTGGTGCCACAACAAATCAAAAAGTGACACTTGCTTCAAGTAAAGTATCGGGTAGTAATTTGGCATCCGAAGCTCAAGTTCCCAAAAATCCATTTAATGTTGGAAATGGAATTAAATCAGGCAAAAATGGAGCAACCTTTATAATTACTGCACTTACAGAACCTGAAGCAAAAGAGGGAACTGGAACTGTTATAAATATACAAGATACAAATTTTGAAATCTCTGGCAGCGGATCTGTTGGTGATCAATTTCCAAAGACCTTTGTTACACAATACCTAAATAGATATAACTAGGGGAATTAAATGGGCGTTGAAGACAATTATTACCAGATACCAGGACTCACTGCAAGTTCAACTTTTTATGAGTGGGTATCAAAAGAAAATACCGATATTATTCCGAAGTTGAATTCGGTTACTATGTACGGAGCAAGTGCTGGTGATGGTAATATCGGAATTATTATTGGTTCTACTGGTAACTCGTATGATGCTGGTGATCTTATTGTCAGTCTAAACCCCACTATTAGCGGCATCACAATATCTGGTGATTTGCGTGTAAGTGGAAACCTCTTTCACGCAGGAAACTCTGCAGACAATCCGTTTGTCAGCACCATAAGTAGAGTCATGGCTGGAACTAGTGGAGCGACTCAACACTTTGCAGTGGGTGATGTTGTTCGTGGTGTTAGTGTTGGATTTCCAAATTCCTTATCTGGACTCACATGGGCAATTGCCGATACAGAGGAAAACTCAAAAACAACTTTAGGTTTAATTAAAGAGGTTGGGGTTAACTACATTGATGTTGTTACTGAAGGATATATTTCCGGACTGAGTGGACTTACAAACGGATCTCTTTATTATGTTAGCGCCACCGGACCCGGTACATTTGTTTCTAATAAAACAGTAACTGTCGGACAGGTAGTCAAACCAATTATCGTTGGTATGGACACGACATCAGCAATTATAGTAAATCAATTAGGAACTGTTGTATCTGACGTTGGTATAACTGGTCCTGCTGGTGCAACTGCACAACCAACAGATCCGGTATTTGTCTCAAAGAACCAAATAATAAATGGCAACTATGACGTGTGGCAAAGAGGAACTGCATTTGCAGGTGTAACCGGAACTAATAGATATCTTGCAGATAGATGGGCACACTTCACCGACGCCGCTACCATAGCTGCTGGAGGTGCTCCAAGGTACACTGTATCTAGATTCAATTTTGATGCAGGACAAACTGAGGTAGCTGGTGATCCAGTCTACTACTTAGGTCTTACATTTGAACATGGTGGTTCAGGAACCACCGGATTTCACTCTGGTGGTGATCCGGGTATTTCTGGTTACTTCATGGGAATTGAAAACAGACTAGAAAATCCAGACAGATTCTTAGGAGAAACTCTTCGAGTAGATGGATATATTAAGTCTAGCACTGGTTGCACATTAAGCTTCTATCTCAAAAGATCACATGACGGTACTACATATGATATTGAAGAATTTGGAACACACGCACTATCATCGTCTTGGCAATCATTTGGTTCCGATCACGTAGTAGCTGCACTAGGTAAAACTGCATCCTTAGATTCTACTGAAGGTTATGTTGCAGTAGGTGTTAAACTTACAAATCTCCCAACGGGAGATGGCATCAATATGGCAAATTTCAGGGTATTTTCTGCACAAGGAGCTACCCTAGTGGGAACCCCTTTCAGAGAAAAAACAGACCCAGAAGAAGAGAGATTGAAATGCTCACGATTCTATCAAAGAACATACGGCTTAGATGAAACTGATGGATCTCTAACAACGTATAGTTACTTTATTCCTAGTTTCAATCCACTGAGATTCTCTGTTTCTCCGACACCGGGGCTTAGTGGTGGTCATGCATCTGAATATTACCATCAATTTCCTGTCCCCATGAGAAAAGAACCAGCAAGTGTTGCAATTTATTCACCAACTTCAGGTGTTGCTAATGAGGCATATAATAGAACTGCAAAATTAGACATGAGACTTACTAGTGGTAGTTATGGATTTATGAATCAAATCAGGATTCATACTGCAGGAACACCAACTATAGTAATTAGTCTATTGAAACCAGAGGGAATTATATTTAATATAAATTCTGGTGCGGTTGTTCTAGATGATATATTCGTAAACTACGTCGCAGATTCCGACTTTACTATTTAATATGGAGTTTTAATATGAAATTTGGTAGTACTTTTACTAAAGTTGCTTCGTTTGCAAAGGCACTTGCATCTCGTGGTGTAACTAATAAGAAGACTGATAAGTATACGAAACAACTTCGAGTTTTAAGTTGTTTCGGTGAATTAAATACTCAAGGTGAATTACCGTTATGTGAGCATTTGCGAGAGAGTAAAACAGAAGGAAAATATTATTGTGGTGGTTGTGGGTGTGGTGACAGAAAGGGAACTTGGTTGATATCAGATTCGGATGAATATAGTAAACTTGATTATCCCAATCTGAACTGTCCGCTAAAAATGCCTGGATTTTCTAATTACGAAATTAGTTCTGCAGAAGAGTCTGTAGATCCCATCACAAGACGATATTACATCGAGCAAATGAAAGATGATCAGGTTTCTTTAGTTGAAGTTACCGATAATGAAATGCCAGAAGATGTTAGACTTGCAATAGAGAAATCAATAGAAAAAAATAAAGAGAAAACTGAAAATGATTGAGTCATAAATACCCTTTGGAGGTACACATGACCACCCCTAGTTCAAAAGAATCTTTAATAGATTATTGCTTTAAGCGTCTAGGCGCACCTGTAATAGAAATAAATGTTGATTACACGCAAGCAGAAGATCGTGTAGACGATGCAATGCAATTCTTTTCAGAAAGGCATTTTGATGGTGTGGAACGTGCTTATTTTGCATATCAAATAACAGAAACAGATAAGACTAATCAGTTTATTGATACTGACAGTTTAGGTCCAATAAACGGTCCTACAGGTGATGCACCCACAGGTAAGGATATATTAAGTGTAGTTAAAGTATTTCAGTTTGGTGTATTTGCTAATACAAATATGTTTGATATCAGATATCAATTGGCACTTTCTGATTACTTTGGTATCAATAGAGGACTTGGTGCTTCAGTTTCTGGTGGGTTATCATCATATGATTCTACTAAAAGATACATCAATTTAATAGAAGATATGTTTCAGCCAGAAAAGGCGATTAGATTTAGTAAAGTAACCAACAGGCTTCATTTGGATGCAAAATGGAGTGAAATAAATGTTGGAGAATATTTAATCATAGAATCTTATGTGCGATTAAATCCCGATATATTTGTAGAAATTTATAACGACAGGTTACTTAAAAAATATACTACTGCACTAATAAAAAGACAGTGGGGTTCTAATTTATCCAAATATGATGGTGTTCAAATGCCGGGTGGTGTTGTCCTACGAGGAGGGCAAATAATGGCAGAAGCACAAGCAGAAATAGATAGAATAGAACAAGAAGTATTTACTCAATACGAACTTCCTGTTAATTTCATGACGGGGTAATTAAATGGCAAAGAATCCATACTTTTTAGACAATACGAGTGAACAAAGACTCGTAGAAGATTTAACATCAGAAACTATCCGTGCTATGGGTAGAGATGTCTACTACATTCCCAGAGTTTTGTTTAATAAGGATATTTTATTTGGAGAGGACACTATCTCCAAATTCAAAGGTTCGTTTAAAATAGAAATGTATGTTAATAGTGTAAATGGTTTTGAGGGACAGGGTGATATTATCTCTAAATTTGGTATTGAGATAAAAGATAGAGTTGAATTGGTGGTTTCTAATAAAAGATTTACTGAAATTATAGGTAAAGTCAACAGCGATATTCCAAAACCTAGAGAAGGTGATTTGATTTATTTTCCACTGAGCGACACATTATTTGAGATTAATTTTGTTGAGCACGAAAATCCATTTTATCCATTAGGCAAAAGATACACATATGTTCTTTCGTGTGAAGCATTTACTTATTCACACGAAGATTTCGATACAGATCAAAGCTTCATCGACGATGTTCAGACAGAAAATTCTACTACTGGATTTGAAGTCTATATGAATTCTGGATTTACTAATGATTTCATCGTTGGTGAAACTGTGTTTCAAATTCTCAATAATGACATCGACGGACCTACTGGAGTTAGCTTGAGCAATGCCACCGGTACGGCAAGAGTATATGATTGGGATGGTGCAACACACGATAATCTACTACTCATTGGTGATCAAACTGGTACATGGAGTATTGCAAGTGGTCAATATATCGTTGGAGCAAGTAGTGATGTTAGAGGTCTAATTGCCAGTGCAGGTAGATTAGACATAATCCTACCCACCAGTCCCAAGACAAATACTAATCTATTCGATAATATTGAAATAGAAAAATTAGAAGAATCAGAGAATATATTTGATTTTACTGATACAGATCCATTTTCGGAGGGTAATTATTAATGTTTAATTATTACGATAATGAATCTTTAAGAAAACTGGTAATTGCATTTGGTTCTTTATTCAATGAACTCTATGTGACTAGATCTAATTCCAGTAGAACTGAAATACAAAGATTAAGAGTTCCTTTGGGATATGGTTCTAAAGAAAAATTTATAAGAAAGTTAGACGAACAAAGTGGTATAAGTGATAAAACTAAAACAGAAATCACACTACCCAGAATGTCATTTGAACTTTCTTCTATAGATTATGATGCATCTAGACATCTAAACAAATTAAATAAAAGAGTGAGTAGAACACCAGGAACTGATTCTGTGATTTCTTTTCAAGAAGTGCCATATAATGTAAGCTTTTCTTTGTTTGCCTATACTAGAAGCATGGACGACAACTTGCAAATATTGGAGCAGATTGTTCCTCAATTTACTCCAGAATTTATCGTATCATTGAATTTAAATTCAATAGATAAAAAATTAGATGTTCCTATAGTATTGGGTAACGTTGCGTTGCAGGAACAGTATGAGGGCAATTTTTTGGATAGAAGAATTATTGCCTCTAGTTTTAGTTTTACATGCAAAACAAGACTTTATTCTGAAATAAAACAACAACCAATTGTTTTAGATAGCAGTATAGGACTAAGTAATATTACAGGGGATAGTTCAGATATTAATGAATTGTTTACCACAGTTGGATCGACCGGAGATACAGGATCAACTGGTGGTTATAATGCAGGAGATTGGTATGAGTCTTGACGAACAATATAAGCCAATAGATGATGCATTGGAAACAGAATTTAATGCACATTTGCCAATAATCTCAGATAAAAATGAAATAGTATCTTCTAATAATGAAGAAAAAATAGACAAGGATTATGGTACTGTAAGGAGAAATCTATATGATCTAATAAATCAAGGAAATGATGCTATACAGGGTATTCTAGACGTAGCTAAAGCAGGAGACTCTCCTAGAGCGTATGAAGTCGTCTCACAGCTTCTGAAGACTGTCTCAGAGATGAACAAAGATGTTTTAGATATTCACGATAAAGCTAAAAAAATAAAAGAAGATGGTAGATCTCTCACTCAGAAAAATACTACTAACAATACTATATACGTCGGTTCTACAAATGAGTTGCAAGATATCATAAACCCCAAAAGAAGTTCGGGAAAAAATATAAAGAAAGTTTAGTATGAGTTCACGAAAAATGGAAGGTTATTTAGGAAATGCAAACCTAAAAGCTAGTGGTGTTGAAATTGAGTATACAAAAAAGCAAATCGAAGAGTACATGAAATGTGCAAAAGATCCTGCTTACTTCATAAAAAATTATGTAAAAGTTATTTCTCTTGACGAAGGTCTAATTCCTTTTAGTTTATACGATTACCAAGAGGAATTAGTAGATATTATACACAATAATAGATTCGCAATTGCAAAATTACCAAGACAGAGTGGTAAGTCTACAACTATAGTTGCTTATATTCTTCATTATGTCCTGTTCAATCAGAGCATGAATGTTGCCATTCTTGCTAACAAACAAGCCACTGCAAGAGAAATTTTACACAGATTGAAGTTAGCATATGAGTATCTTCCGCTATGGTTACAGCAGGGAATAATTGAGTGGAATAAAGGTAGTATTCAACTGGAAAATGGCTCTAAGATCTTAGCGTCATCTACATCAGCATCTGCAGTTCGTGGTGGATCTTTTAACATGATTTTCTTAGACGAATTTGCACACGTTCCCAATAATATAGCAGATGATTTCTTTAGTTCAGTTTATCCTACTATCACGTCCGGACAGACTACTAAGGTTTTAATGGTATCTACTCCAAATGGTTTGAATTTATTCTATTACTACTGGAAAAATGCAAATAAAAAACCTGATACAAAAGGAAAGAATGAGTATATCCCATTCGAAGTACATTGGTCTCAAATTCCTCTATATCCAAATGGTCCGTTGCGAGGGGCTGAGTGGAAAGAACAACAAATAAAGAATACAAGTGAGCAACAGTTCCAGACTGAGTTTGAGTGTGATTTTATTGGTTCTACTAACACATTAATTTCTTCATCTAAATTACATGCTCTTGCGTGGGATTCTCCTACACAAAGATCCACTGATGGATTTGATGTTTATAAAGAACCAAAAGAAGAACATAGGTACATAATAACCGTAGATGTTGCTAGAGGTCAGGGAAAAGACTATAGTGCATTTACGGTTATTGATATTACACAACCGCCATATAAACTAGTGGCAAAATTTAGAAATAATATAATATCACCTATGGTTTTCCCCACAGTAATAAAGACCATAGCCGACAAATACAACAATGCATATGTCCTCATAGAAACTAACGATATTGGTGGTCAGGTTGCAGACGTTTTGTTCGAAGATCTAGAATATGATAATATCGCATATACTGTATATAAAGGTAGATCGGGACAGATAATCAGTTCTGGATTTGGTGGTGCTGGTATGCAGAAGGGTGTCAGAACAACAGTTCCGGTCAAGAAATTGGGGTGTTCTGTTCTTAAGAGTCTAGTAGAAAACGACACTTTACTGATAGAAGATATGGAGATAATAAACGAACTCTATACCTTTGTAGCAAAAGGACAGTCATTTGAAGCAGATGAGGGACATACAGACGATTTAGTTATGTGCTTGGTTATGTTTGGTTGGCTGACACGTCAAGACTACTTTAAGAACCTCACAGAACGTGATGTTAGACTAGATGTATATAAAGATGAAATCAAGAGATTGGAGGAAGAAGTTCTTCCATTTGGGTTAATATCTTCATTCGAAGATGACGAAGAGACTCCAGGATGGGAAAAAGTGAAATAGATAAAATCATAAATATTAAGTGTATGATATCTAGGAGAGTATAATGCCATTACCATCAGTTACCATAAACATTAGTGATGATTCCTTTTTAATAGAGGACAGTGAAACAACTTCGGAAGAATTTCTTGCTGGGTTAATTTTATCAGATCATGATTTAATTTATGCATTGGGATACACAACCGATGTTAATAATTCATATTTTGAAACAGATTCCACAAATTTATACGAAAGATTATCCAGTCCGATTGGTAATGGTGCTGGTGTTTCATTTGCTGGTTTTGGAGGTAGTGCCGGAACATCTGGTGCATTATATCCAAGTGTATTACAAGGTGGAACTGGAACTACTGCCGGACAAGTTAGATGGCCTAGAGGACCTGTTGGAAATTTCGCACAGGATTTCAATACTGCAATGGAAGCTGCAGTCTATGGGACTAAGTTAGTCATAGGAACTTCTGCATCTGCTCCATTCACATCTACAAATACACATGATTTAGATGCTATTTTTGCGGTAGATACTACTGCAGATTCATACATCGATTCTATCATGACAATTAGAGAAAATGATTGTTTTGCTGTAAGATCTATAAGTGATGTTGATTCTTCTGCTCCAAGCGGAGATGCAAATGACGTATACATNTATGGTAGTAAATACACACTTCCGTTGGGAACAGATCCTCAAAATGTTTCTAGTGATTCTGCATATACTGAAATTAGATTAACTTCTGATGTAATTGGATGTATGGCTAGAACATATAGAGTTGCATATCCTTGGACATCTCCAGCAGGAATGAATAGAGGAAATATTAAAAATGTAATAAAACTGAAAGATCCACCCACTGCAGTACAGGCAAACAACTTATATACAAATAATATAAATCCTGTTTTGAGTTTTCCGGGAGAAGGTGTGGTTTTATTTGGAAATAAAACCGGCGCAGATTCTGCCAGTCTTCTTTCTAGAATAGAAATTTCTTCTCTGTTCATATATCTCAAAAAGAAAATAGGAACTATTGCAAGAAGTGTTTTGTTTGATCAAAATACAGCTTCAACTAGAGAGTCTTTTATAAATCAAGCGACTTCTGTATTGAACAGTGTTTTACAGAGGAATGGAATCACAGAATTTAGTATTATCTGTGATGAAACTAACAACCCGAGCGATGTTATCTCTGCAGGTAATTTTGTAGCAAGTATTTTTGTGAAACCTGCTCGTTCTATAGAAACTTTAGAGATTACCTTCACCAATAAAAATGAAGGTGATACTTTAGTATAAATAAACTAAGTAGGAGAAAGCAATGGCGCTCAATTTAAATCTTACCGATTTCAAAAATAGAGTTGGTCTGGGAACTAGACCAAACAGATATGAAGTTAGTATGAATATTCCTGGTGGTAGTTACGAAATGAAGGCTGAAGTTTCTGCACTTTCTTTGCCAGATTCTAATGTCAATCCAATTCCTGTCCCCTTTAGAGGACGTATATTAAAACTTCCTGGTGACAGAAGATATGGAACTTGGGGATTTACTGTATATGATACCATAAAAGATGGAAATATCTGGAAAAGTCTTCATGATTGGAGTGAAAGAATTAATGTACACGAATCGAATAAAACTCCATTCGATTATGACAGTGATACTGCAAACTGGACAATATCACACTATGATTTAAACGGAGAAGGAAGTCCTATCAAAAAAATAATGTTGCATAATTGCTGGGTTTCTAACGTAGGATCATTTGATCTTGCGTATGGAGCCATGGATCAGTTGGCACAATTTAGTTGTCAAGTTGAGTATGAATTTTTTACGGTTGAAATTTGATATGATGGAGAATTATTATGGCTATTGATGTATTTGGTTTTTCTATTGGAAGAAAAACTAAACAAGAAGAATCTGACGATAATCTCAGCAATGAGTCTTTTGTTGCTCCGAACGAATATGATGGAGCCCAGTCATTACAGACTGGGGGATTTTTAGGCACTTATGTAGATTTTAGTGGTGGAGTTCAAGATGAAAATCAATTCATTCAAACTTATAGAAGTTTATCCTTATATCCTGAAGTTGATTTAGCAATAGAAGACATAGTAAATGATTCTATTGTAATGGGAACTGATAGAAAACCAATAAAACTAGATTTAGAAAATACTAATTTATCTGCAAATATAAAAACTAAAATTTATAGAGAATATGACAGCATTTTAAAAATGTTTGACATATCTGATAAAGCATATGAAATTTTTAGACGTTGGTATATTGACGGTAGATTATATTACCATTTAATTTTAGATAAAGAAAATCCAAGAGCAGGAATAAAAGAAGTTAGAGCTGTAGATCCAACTAAAATTAAAAAGGTAAGAAGAGTAGAAAAAAAACCAATTACTAAAGGAAATTCGACAGTACCTATAGTAACGAAAACAGAAGAGTTTTTCATTTACATAGATAATGACAAAAAGAGTTATCAGTATACGGGATCTACTGGTATTAAAATACAACCAGATTCGATTGCATATGTTCACAGTGGAATAGTTGATTCTACTACCAAAAAGGTTGTAGGTTACCTACAAAAAGCAATTCGTCCTGTAAATATGCTTAGGCAAATAGAGGATGCAGTTGTCATTTATAGAATATCCAGAGCACCAGAACGTAGAATATTTTATATTGATGTGGGTAATTTACCGAAACAAAAAGCCGAACAGTATCTTAAAGAGCTGATGAATCGATATAGAAATAAATTGGTATATAATCAGTCTACCGGTGAAGTCAAAGACGATAGAAATCATCTTCACATGCTTGAAGATTTTTGGTTGCCTAGGAGAGAAGGCGGAAGAGGAACTGAAATTACTACCCTACAGGGCGGACAGAATTTAGGTGAAATGTCCGATGTAGAGTATCTACAGAAAAAACTGTACAGATCATTGAATGTACCCATTTCTAGACTAGAAACTCAAAACGGCTTCAATATGGGAAGATCGGCTGAAATTACAAGGGACGAAGCTAAATTCTACAAGTTTGTAACTAGATTGCGATTTAAATTCGTTGGAGTTTTGACAGATGTTCTTAAGAAACAACTACTTCTTAAGGGTGTTATCAACGAAACTGATTGGTCTGACATAAATGATAATATAAACTACATCTTTAATGAAGATTCTTACTTCTCTGAATTAAGAGAAACAGAAATATTAAAGGAAAGGTTGTCTGTATTAAGTGCGGTAGAACCATACTTAGGAAAATATTTTTCCACTGAGTACGTCAGAAAGACTATTTTAAAGCAGAGTGAAGAAGAAATACTGAGAATAGACTCAGAAAATGCAGAAGAACAAGGAGCCATGCAAATGATGCAAATGCAGCAACAAATGCAAATGCAGGGACAATTACCACCTAGTGACGGTCAACAAGCACCTGCTAACTAATAGAATAATATACATAAGTATTGTTAAGCTTAACAAAGAGGAATACTCATGAGTACACAAAACATAATCAAAGAGATTTTAGATGAGAATCTGCTTGGTGCCAAAAAAGAAATAGAAGATGTCCTTTATGCTAAGTTAGGGGAAAGACTAACCGAGGCTTATAAAGAAATCGCTCCCTCAATTCTTACCGATGACGTTGAAGAAATTGGTGGTGAAATGAAACCAGAATACGCTAAGAGCGATAAGATGCACGGTTGTGCTAATGTAGTCGAGCACCCAGAGTGGGGCGAAGGCGAATGTATCACTGAAATGCACGCAGAGCCAGACGAAAATGGTTTTGTTGAGTGGTATGACGTTAAGTTTTCACATGGAATCGAAGAACAAGTTCTAGTTTCTGAAATGAAAGTAGTTTCTGAGATGAATCACACTCATGGTGGTAAGAAGAAAAAAAAGATGACCGAAGCTACTGAATTAGATCCAGTTGGCAAAGAAGACGATGACATCGATAACGATGGAAAAAAGAATACCAAACGTGATAAGTATTTAAAAAATCGTAGAAAAGCAGTTGGTAAAGCAATGCGTGCCAAGAATTCTGGTTCGGAGGGCTATTGATGAAACTTATTACCGAGATGAACGAGGATGTAGATCTCTTAATTGAATCTTCCGATAACGGGAAGAAAAATTATTTTATCTCGGGTGTATTCATGCAAGCCGAGCAAAAGAACAGGAATGGTAGAGTATATCCTCTAGACGTGCTTGATCCAAAAGTTCAACAGTATAATGAAAATTTTGTTAGTAAGAAACGAGCATTTGGTGAATTAAACCACCCCAAAGGTCCTACTGTCAACTTAGACAGAGTTTCTCACATAGTCAAAGACTTAGTAGTAGAAGGTAATAATTTTACTGGTAAAGCTAAAATTATGGACACTCCAATGGGTAAGATTGTTAAAAGTCTTATGGATGAAGATACACGTTTAGGTGTGTCTACCAGAGGAATGGGTTCGCTAAAACAACAGAATGGCGTAAACTACGTTCAGCCTGATTTTTCTTTGGCTGCTGTTGATATTGTAGCAGATCCATCTGCACCCGATGCCTTTGTAGACGGTATAATGGAAGGCAAAGAGTGGATCTGGGATAATGGAATCTTGAGAGAAACTACAATAGCAGATTACAAAAATACGATAGAAAAAACTCCTTCAAGAAAAATGAAGGATACATTTGTTGGTCTGTTCGAAGATTTTTTGGGAAAACTATAGTATACATCTATTTTTTATAGAAGAACGAATTTTTATAAATATCGTAAAAGGCATCAAGGGAGAGCATTGATGAGTAACAAAGAAAACACAGAGATTAAAGAACAAATTAGTGAAGCCATAGAGAATGGTCTTAAAACCTTTAAAGAATCAACCGAGGCTACTGCAACTGTAGAGCCATCGAGTTTTGAGGATCCAGCTCTCTACTCAGATACCAATGGTAAGGGTGCTGTAGTAAACCGCCCAGAAGGTGTCGGTCCAGAACACAATATGGCTACTATTGCAGCCAAACCTTCCGATGCAGTAGCTTCTGCAGCTCCTGCAAAGAAGAAGAAAAAGAAAGAGGAAGAAGTTCAGGAGGAGATTTCAATAGAAGAATATTTAGTTTCTTTGTTTGATGAAAACGAGTTATCTGAAGACTTTAAAGGAAAGCTCACTACCGTATTCACTGCGGCTTTAAACGAAAGAATTAATTTCGTTCAAGCCTCTCTCCAGGAATCTTTTAATCAGAATTTAAACGATCAGGTAGAAACTATTTCAGGAGAACTTTCTGAAAAGCTAGATGAGTTTCTTTCTTATGTCGTTGAAGAGTGGACTACTGAAAATAACTTAGCAATTGAAAGAGGAATTAAAGCAGATATTGCAGAGTCATTTATGACTGGACTTAAAGATCTGTTTGAAACCCATTATATTGATATGCCAGATGAAAAGGTTCAGGTAATGGAAGAACTTTTAGATTCCAAGACTGAACTAGAAGAGCAGCTCAATAAGCAACTTGAAGCAAATGTAGAACTTCAGAAAAACATTCACTTAAATGCTGCAAAGAATATATTCATTGAAAGTTGTACTGGTATGACTGATACTGATATTGAAAGATTTGCACAACTAGCAGAAACTATAGANTATGATAGTGTAGATGAATACTCATCGAAACTTCATATTATAAAAGAATCATTTATGGGTAGTGTAGACGTGGATAACCCACAGAACACACTAACCGAAGAAACTACCAGTGATCTAACAGAAACAGCACATCAAGCTATGGAAGTAGATCCAGCAATTGCAGCTTACAGTAAAGTAATAGGATTTCAAAACAGAAACAGAGACAACTAATAGTCTTTCAAGGAGATTTAAATGTTAACAGAAGACAACACACCTTATGACAATTTGGTTGAGAAGTGGAACCCACTTCTTAGTCATGATTCACTAGAGCCAATTGGCGATTACCACAGAAAGAAATGTACTGCAGTTCTCCTTGAGAACCAGCAGACTGCTCTCAGAGAACAGGCAATTACCGAGCAGGCTCACACCAACGCTATGGGTGGTAACTTTGCCGACCCACAGACTGGTTCTGCAGGTAACCTCGCTGGTTATGATCCAGTTCTAATCAGCCTCGTCCGTCGTGCAATGCCAAATCTCATGGCATACGACATCTGCGGCGTTCAGCCAATGACCGCTCCTACCGGCTTGATCTTCGCAATGAAGAGCAAGTACCTCACTCAGAATGGTGATGAAGCACTATTCCAGGAAGCACAGCCAGTTGCTGGTGCTAGAGATGTTGGTGGATTCAACGAGCCAGGTGGTTTCGACATCCTTCCAAATGGTTCTGTTGCTCCATTCAGCTCAGGAACCCGAAGTGGTGGTCTCACTGGTGGTGCTACAGATGCAGTCTTTGACTTCCGTGGTATGAGCACTGCTACTGCTGAAGCTCTCGGTTCTGCAACTGGTGTTACCTTCTCTGATATGGCATTCGATATCGAGAGAGTTGCCGTTGAAGCTAAGACTAAGGCTCTCAAAGCAGAGTACACCACTGAGCTTGCTCAGGACCTCAAGGCTGTTCACGGTCTTGACGCTGAGACTGAACTCGCTAA